CGGCAACATTAATGATAGTAACCAATAATATATGTTTATCTGTTGTACCATCCAGCACATACATATATTCAGATGAACTGCCATCAATTGTTGTTTTCTCAGGTAAATCATCAATAAATTCATCATCCTGGTTGAATGCATTGAATGCAATCATAAATAAACAGATTATAAACAATAGTTTTTTCATTTTTTCCTTATTTTAATTTTCCCACCAGTTTTTAATCTAATATATCCACCAGCTTTCAATTTCAGATATGCCTGCTTTTCCTCTGTTACGCCAATCTGTGTGATGTCACATTCCATCTCTTGTTCGTATCTGTCATGCGATGAGATTCTTGTAATGAGAAATATTAATCCATCAACGATAATTGTATTGCCAATCTCAATATCCCCGCTTATGATACAGTTAATAACATTGCTGGAATAAATATGATTCTCACTTATCTCATCCGATAACAGACCGTTTAGCGTCTTTTCGTTTGTAGGGTCATCCAATGTATGCCACAATGATGTGTGTGTGATACCATCATCAAGATATAGCCCGCCTTTATATAAATTATTTGCATTTGATATATCTGGAATATCACCTAATTTTAATTCCAGTGTATCAGGAACATAAAAATTATTATAGTCGTCTCTGTATAAGATTCATCAAAGCCTATTAATGATTCTAATTCGAGTTTGATATCTTTTGGATTGATTATAAAATCATCATAACGATTCCTGGTTGGTGCATAAGGCTGGTAAAATCTTAACATGAACCATCCATTACCCGGAAATTCATTTACATAAATAGGCTCAAAAGAAACATCAGCGTTATTTTTAAATATATTTTTCGATATATCGTTTAAAAACCATTCTCCATTGCTGTCAAGCCCATATTGCTGATAATAGTAAAGATAAAATGCTCTTATCGTTATTGGTGCATTGCCTCCAAAGGCCAGGCTGATCTTAAGCCTCTGATTTGTATTATCCTCAATATAAACCAATACCTGTAAATATCTTGATGCATTAAACGTATATGAATGGTAAAGCCTGATAATACCACTATCATAAACAGAATATTGTATTCCTCCGTAAGTGCCAAATTTAGTATATTTATCTTCTATAGATACAAATGCCCAATCCAGCTGAAACTCCCGTAAATCATTTATCGATACTCTCCCAATGTTTGCATCGAATCCGTAATCCTGTTCTAATATGAATTTTTTCCATGCAGGTTTTGGAGTTATTATAGGCATGTCCCAAAACCAGCTCGTGACTCCATCAATCTCAATAGTTGGATCATAGGTATCATAACTCGAATAGGTATATTGCCCGGCATTATGATAATAATATCTCCTGACGAATGAATCTATCCTGTTATTTATTCTTGTCAGATGCCAGTGTCCCAGGTTCTGATAAATCTCACATTGAAACCTTCGTAATATTTCACTTAACACATCATAGCATGACTCAAATGTACCATCAGATTTTTTAAACACGTCTGCCCTGAATTTAGCCTGTGTGAACATGCTGTCACCATCACCCTCATCCATTCCTGCCGCATAAATATCACAGCTCTCATATAGGCCAATCTCAAAATTAGTCCTGTAAAGACAGGCACAGATGGCATCTTTTAATGTTACATAACCTTCAAAAGCATTACCATTAATATCTCGCCATTCCTCATTTTTCAGCCCTGCCATGCCATCATTGACAGTGATAATCAAATCTTCCCTATGTGTAAATAAAGGACGGCTATAACTATCCACATCAACCCAACCCCTGGCAACTTCAACTGCATTTTCTTTAACGATAATTAGGAACATCCTGCTGTCTGATGTAAAAAACTCATCATATGTTCCGACAGCAATATCAAATATCGTTATAGTCCAGTTTTTTGCCTTTATAGGTGATTCAAGTTCATCATCTGCACCTTTGGCACTATCCTTTATTGGTGAAGATGTACCAGATAATTCTGTCTGTGCGCCTGAATAATTACGCCTGTAAATATAAACAACACCATCCTTGCCGTCTGTTGTTTTATATGATATGTAATATTTTATTCCGTATGCCATTTTAACTTGTTTGCGAGTGCCTTAGTTCAGCTTTCTTCACTCCTATGCGCAATGATTCATAACCTATTTTAGCCTCATCGAATGTTATATGTAATTCTTGTCTTGCTGATTGTCCGTATGACCTTGTGCCTGTGGCATCATAATTTTCTGCTGCATTGAATTGTGGCATACCGCTATATCCTCCTCCTGAGCTTATAGATGAAAGATTAGATTTCACAGCATTGGCAAGGGCAACAAGAGCGATACCTGCAGCGATGGCCACTGCTCCTCCAAAGGGAGTAGTTAATGCTTTGTCAATACCAATCTTTGCAATACCCATCTGTATGGCAAGCTTACCAAGTCCCTCGGCCATATTGGCAAGAGGTAATAATAAATTCCCAGGCTTGAAGTTTTCCGCTGATCCAATCATCTGTCCAAAGGATTCAGCAAAGCCAATACTCAAATCAGTAAAACTATATTTAATTTCTTCATTTATTCTTGCCATCTCATCTGCCGTAAACTGCCATCTGCTGACAAGCTCATCACCCTTTAAAGTTTGTTCAAGTCCCGGTATTTCTTCTGTCCTTTGCAGCTGTATCCCCTTGCCTTCCATTAAGGCTGGTACTGGCTGCTGTTTTAATTTTGTAAGAGTTTGTTTTTCAACATATGCTTTTGTGCCAATATCATCATAAAGTTTTTTCTTCTCTCTTAATATTTCAAGTTCTTTATTTGCGTCTGCTATCTGTGCTTCAGTTGTTGCTCCTTTTTTAAGTCCCTCCTGTTCTTCAATTAACTTATTGAGTTCATCGTAAAGAATTATCTTTTGTTCTGTTATCTTATTTTCTTGCTTATCGACATTAATTTTATCAATTGTAACATCCTTGAGTGCTGCAATTCTTTTTTCTTCATCGGTCATAAATAATCCTGTGAGCTTACCTAAATCTTTATTCTCATCAGCCCATTTTTGTGCCTCCTCTATTCTTGCATGAATCTTATCGAGTGCCCTTTGAGTCCTCTCACCTGATGAATCAAAAAGTGTTGATATCTTTTCCCAGAATGATGCAAAACTTGTCGTCCATATCTGTACATCATCATAAAAATCCTTCATTATTTCAACTTTTATCGGAAGGATTTCCTTACCTATATCTTCTTTGATATCGTCTAATAAATTTTTTAATTGTTGAAGTTTACCTAAATCAGTTTTGGCAAGTTCTTCATTCATATTACCGACATTATCAGTCAAAACCTCTGCTAGCATGGCAGCCTTTTCCATCTCAGTTCCTCCACGCATCACTCTTTCCTGATATTTATCAAATGATATACCTGCCCTGCTTAAAGCTCCTATTTGTCCAACAAATACTTTACCCATCATATTGGCAATGGTAACAGCATCCTCAGCTGTTGCATTATAACCTTTTTGTTGAGCAATAAGATTATTCATTGCCGGAATAAGAACTTTTAAAGCCTCCTCCTGATGCAAAAATGTAGCCAGTTGCTGAGCTCCTGATAATTGTACTTCATCGCCTATAACGCCTAATGCCTGTTGTTCTCTTGCTAATTTTTTTATTGAATCAACCATCTCTTCAGTAGCGTTAAAACGCTGTTTCATGACGGTTGTAAGTTTTGTTTCTGCCTCTAATTGTATTTTATAAGCATCGATAGCTGCATCTGCAAATTGTTTGATCATACGGATAGCAACAGAGCCGAAGACAGCTCCCATGAGTGCCTTAACTCCTCCCAATGAACTATTGAAACCTAAAAGATTGGATTTAGCCTGCTTCGTGCCTGCCGAAAAAGCTTTAGTGTCCATCCCTAAACGAACAGACATACTAGCTAACAGATTCTGAGGTATTCCACCGGCCATTATGAAGGTAATTTTATATGTTTTGGAAAAATCTCATCCGCCCTTTTTAAATTGGCCTCGATCTCAGGAGTCTTCTTGCCTGCATTTTTATTGTCCCAGGGAAATTTTATCATCTTAAAAGGAGCTGATATCTTAAATCTATGCCTGATCTTCCACCATGTTGACCATCGTGCCTGCTCCCATATTGTCCTGTAAAAAAATTCAACTAATGGATTATACCGCTCTGCCTCCCCTGATATCGCTGCCATCACATCTGATATTGTCATGTCTGCTATCGGATAGATGGCCAGATGACCAATAAGAATTTTCTCTATTTCAAAGAATGTTATTTTGCTACCGGCTTTTTTTTTGCCTGTTTTTTTTGTTCAATGGCAACACCATAAGATTCATAAAGAAGCTCAATGATAGATTTTAAGTCCAGTTTAGACAGGCTGTCAAGGATATCATTTATGGTAAGGTCAAACTCCTGATTTTCCTTTTCACATCCACGATGGATAAAACAAAATAGCAATAAGGAGCAATCATCAACCATCTGGTTTGTTGTCTTTTCAGATATCATCCCTTTGAGATAATCGAATAGCTCATGAAACTCCATCTGAGGATCATGCTTTATAGCAAACATCTTCAGGGCAGACCATCCCCCTTGTGCAGGATAGCTTTTACCATTAATCTTGAAAAACTTCATTATGTTAAGACTGTTCCTACATAAAGGGGACCTGTGCCTTCAAAGGTGATATTATAAGATGAATTGTCATCATCTGGAAAGTCGGCTGGCAAATCTGTAATCCTGGCAGAGCCATAGAATTTGTTATCTCCGACCACCTCTGTTGAACTCATCAATACAACATCTGTCTCAGACATCATCGCCGTATAAAGATCCACCCATCCATAGGCTGCATCGAAAGCTAAGAAAGCACTACCGCTCATGCCCCAGCTTGCCCGCTTTGATTTTTTAGTAACCCAGTTGCCTGAATCTTTGTTTGAAGTTTCACGGGTAGGACGGTTAAAGGTCATCCCGTTAGATGTTAAATTTGCTACCTTAGTACCTGATATATACAAGGCCATTAAAGTACCGTTAAGAATTCCTGTTGTTGGCATGTTTCTTTGATTTAAAAGTTTTTATTTTCTGTCCCGGAAGGATAGCCTTGCCTTCATTAACCAGTTCCTGCCCGAAATTATTTGCCACTTCGAGCATCAGACCTGCTTTTTTCAGGCTTCCTACTATCACTATATCTTTTACAAGTTGTATTTTCATTGTTTTAGTCTTATTCTAAAGTTTTGTATAACCACATAAAGCTGACTTTCTTCATCGTAGGAATCTTTCTGATCGCTTATCCTGATCTTGATCCCCGTTGCTGAATACTCATCTAGTGCTGCGCGTATCGCTGCTGCCATCGTCATGACCTCTGCCTTTGTCTCTGCAAAAGAACCTACCTGGTAATCCAGAATATCAACAGTGCTGGCTCCGTCTTTTGTAGGATAAGGCTCCATAGAAAGCTGCCTGTGCGATATGAAAGGAGGATTTATCTCCTGCTCAATAGCACCTGGATATGTGTTTGCATTGACAGTCTTTAAGATATTATATATCGTCTCATCAATCATGCTTTTGGCATATTACGTTGTAAAAATCTCACTATCACATGCTGCAAGCTCTTATGAATCTCTCCTATTGCTGCATCTCCGCTCTGTGTTAAGGCATCTGTCATAAATGGCGTTGCCTTGATGCCTCCCCCTCCTTTTGCATATCCCAGTGTCACCCCTGCACTTCTATTTCTTTTACCAAATCCCTTAGTTCCGAAATGAATAAAATGACCATACCATCCATCAAATTTACTCCTCCTGCCGGACCGGACACCTATCCACACTGCCGGAAACTCTCGACTCTTTGAGGGAAAAACCTGTATGGACTTCATAAGGTTCCTGGTCCTCTTTGGCACGTTCTGCCTGGCTGTCCTTAATATCGGCTTTGCTGCCCTCTTTAAAGCTTGTATGACAATACGATAGCTTGTCTTTTCAGGCAGATGGTTAAGGCAGTAAATCAGCTTATCGAGCCCTATTATTTGTACTTGCTCAGACATTTTCGTTATCCTTTGTTATACATTTAAGCCTCATATACTGACGTCCAGGTAAAGGCTGAACACCGACAATGGCATAATATACACTATTTGAAAGAACACGCATCTTTGCTGTTATCCCGGAATTATACCGGCATGTTATCATCACTGTAGAAACAGCCACCAGCTGATTGGATTCCCCTCTTTCTACTCCAGTATCAACCTCAAACATACCATAAGCCGTTGCATATGTTGTCCAGCTCTCAACATGCTCACCCCTGGAATTTTTTGTTGTCCCGGTATCATATTGAATAGTAAAAGGCCGGTCAAGTTTTCCAGGGTTCATATCAATACAATATCAAAGTACCTGCTGTCACGGTATTTTTTGTCAACGTATAACAAAAAGTACCCGGTGACTCGATATGAATAACTTTTATCCTGCTCTTCGTCACTGCATTTGCCGTCCTCGAATATAAACTCACATCTAGAATAACGGAGCCCCCATTAAAACCAACATATACCGGTGCTTTCTTTGCCATCCCTGCATTTAATGTTGCCGTATTGGCATCGAAATTGGTAAAGTCAAATTCTACTGAATGGATGTTA